CCGCTAGAAAATCGCTGCTGTGCACAGATTACGGCTTGTGGAATAAGAACCAGAACGAAGTACGCAACCAGAGTAGCTACAAGTGCAACTGGCGGAGTATTCAAGATGTTAGGAAATCCGGCTTGTAGTCCGAGTAACAATTTGACGGCAATCAATGGTACAGCCCCAACAGCAGATACACCTGTTACGCAGGCTGTTAGAAAGGGGGCACTGTAATGCATAAAGTTGCAATGGAAATGGGAAAATGGGCTATGGAAAAAGCCAAGACACATGGCTTTGATAATCTCAGTTCTCAAGATTGGGACGATTTGAAAGACTGCATGGAATCCGTAAAGTGTGCGATTTGCGCTGATAAGGATTACAGAATCGTAGAAGCTATGGACGAATGCGAACAGGAAGAAAAGTATCTTGGACGCATGGGATATGACCGTTACCGCTATTCAAATGGGCGTTTCGCTCCAAAAGGTAGGGGAACCAGAAAAGGATATAGACCGTATCTGTATATGCAGGATGATGACTGGATGGATGAGTATTTAAACAATCCAGAGTTTGAGCGCAATATGTACCGCATGGGATATCATCCAGATCGTAGTGATATGGAAAATGATGGTATGAATATGAATTGGAAGAAATCCAGATATGGCGAATCCTATGATAGATACGATGAGAATCGTAGGCACTATCATGATTCCAAAGATACGGAATCCAAAAGAAAAATGGATGATTCCATGAAGGAGTACACATCTGATATTATCCGTAATCTCACGGAAATGTGGTCTGATGCAGATGCAACGCTCAGACAGTCAATGAAAACTGACCTGACCAGACTTGTACAGCAGATGAACTAGAGCAATAAATGAATTAAGTCCTTGTCGCAAATTAATGCGGCAGGGGCTTTTTTCGTAGAAAGGATGGTGAGAAACCATGCTGAAACAATTCTATATGAATGGGGACTTATGGAGAGTGCGCTTTGTTTCTCCCAATGATAATGTTTTGATTGACCGTACAGGGCAAAGGACACTTGCTGTATCTGATTACTCTACAATGACAATTTCAATTGCAAGCAACTTGCATGGAGAACTTCTGAACCGTGTATTTATCCACGAATTAGGGCATTGCGTGATGTTCAGCTATGGTCTACTGCCAGAGCTTCACCGTATGATTAAGAAACGATATTGGGTGGACGCAGAGGAATTTGTATGCAATATTCTGGCAGACTACAGCCATTTCGCGATTGGCACGGCCAGAGATATTTTGGGAAACAAATTTACATACGTTTCGCCTGTTGGAATGGAAAGGATGATTGCATGAGAGTATTAAGATTTATTGTAAATAATCAAAGAATTTATCCAGATCCCAAGTGTGATTTCTCTGGACTGGTAAAGGGCACGACTGGATATCTTAAAGCATTGTTTATCTTTTCACCAGAGTGGAACGGATGTAAAACAGCTGCTTCATTTTGGAGAATGGAAAGAGAATACCCAGTAATACTGGAAAACAATCAATGTGAAATTCCGCCAGAAGCCCTTACTTGGGATTATTTTTCTGTATCTGTCACTGGAGTGAAAGATAACGGAAAATACATTATAACTACTGGTAAAACCAAAATATCACAGAGGGGGTAGAACATGGCAACAGCGCTTGATTTACTTATGAGTGCAAAAGAAGATGTTAATTTGCTTTCTGAAGAATCCGATATATGCACGATTGATGCTAAGACAAGGATTATTTTCGTGCCCTCTACAATCGTAGTTGGTGGGGTGCAATCTGACAAGAATGCAGAACGTATTAAATTTTCATGTCCCAAAATTGTAGGAGATAATCTTGATTTATCCAAATTTTCAGTCAGAATTAACTTCGAAAACGTAAGCAGTGTGGATTTTAATGTTTCTATCAAAGACCAATACATTTGCGATGATGTAGCTGTAGATGGCGAAAATGTAACTTTTTCTTGGCTGATTGGAAGAAATGCAGCAAGGTATATGGGAACGGTACGTTTTATTGTTTGCGCTGTTAAAACGGATTCCGATTCAAATATTAGTGTTGAATGGAATACCACAATAGCGGAAGTACCAGTGCTAGAGGGTATCGAGATTGATCAACCACAGATAGGACAGGAAGAAAAAGATGTTATAAATCAGCTTTTGGAGCTTACTAAAAACATATCTGCGGAAGCTGTTCAAAATGTAAATTCCGCAAAAGAACAAGCTATTAAGGACATCCAGAGTGTATCACAGCCAGACACTACATTGACTATAGAAGGTGGACTTGCCGAAGCAAAAGCAACGGGAGAAGCTATTGGTTCACTAAAGGAAGATTTAGATGGCTTGGAAAGTGAGACAAAAAATATTTTTAACCCAAGATGGTTATTAAATGCAACCGGGTGGACAAGAAACGGGAATTCTTATACTGGAACAGCTTGGAGTTTAGGCAAGGCATACAAAGAAAACAATTATCCCATTTCCTTTGAGCCTAATACAAAATACACAATATCATTAAATGCAAAAAACGATGGTGCTGTTACTACAGATGGGTATGGAATTCAGTTTGAGTTTCACTACACGGACGGTAATGTCGGTACTTTATCACTGCTAAATAATTCCATAACTGAAACAAATTATTCCTATGGGACTGATTCTTCAAAATCCGTGTCGTACATGCGAATTAGGCATTCTACTGGCGGAAATAACACATGGACGTTATCTGAAATTCAAATTGAAAAAGGCAATAGAACAAATTATGTGAATTCGTTTACGGCTAATGATATTATCGCAAGAGAAAAAATAGAAGCACTAGAATCAAAAACAAATAGCTTGAAAGAAAATACAGAAATAGAAATGAGTGAAGTAAAGTCCGGCATAGACGACCTTGCAGTTCAATCTAACAATCTCATAATTGCCTTTGGTATTGATAATATAAAAAACAAAGAATTCCATGTAACAACAGATGATGGTTATAATGCTTTTCCTTTTATTGGAACAGTAAATAATAAATTAGTTTGTGTTTATTCGATTGGCAAAAATCATGTAGACAATACTAATGTTGATATATTTGTTAAAACCAGTCCAAATGGTGTTATTTGGTCAAAAGCAAAAAAAATAATATCTACAGAAAACGTCAGAGATACTATAACAGGACTCGGACATGATTCTCTCGGAATTATTTATTTTTGGAATAGAAAAGGAACGCCAGTAAATGCAGATTGCTCTTTTGATTTATATAAAACTTCTGACGGTATCAAGTTTACGAAAAAAAGTTCTCCTGCTTTTGATATAAAACCAAGTCATATTGGAGATGCACTTCATATTCCAACAGTAGGTGTCATTAGTTTTTACAACACATATAGAGCAAACAGAAATTCATACGGATATGTGCTTACTAAAGATGGTGGAGAAACATGGAGCCAGGTTGAAATCGCAAACCCTTCAACACAGTCCGACACGCCTACTGAAATTTCTGGGACGTATATTGGTGATGGCAAAATTCTTGCACTGGGACGCTCTGAGGACAGTGCTGCAATGTTTCAAATTCAATCGAGCGATTTTGGAAAAACATGGGAAACTAAAATTACAAACATTACAGATGTTTATTTGAGTACACCAACACTTATCTACGACGACGACGGATATATTACAGTTTACTACTATAATAGAGCTGACGGAAAATTAAAGAAAAGAAAAGCTATCGCTTCTACTGTTTTTGAATCAGCAACCAGTTGGGGTGAACCATCTAATATAGCAAGCGGTTCAGTGGGTCAAGATGCTGGAAATGCAAATTCTGTAAAGTTCAACAATAATATTATTGTTGTATATTACAGCGGTACAGACACGGAAACAAGCGTAATAGATGTAATTAACTAAAGTGGGGCTTTAGTTAAGCAACCAAATTTAAGAAAGAGAGGAAATATGAGAGGATTAGTCCATCAAAAGCAAAAAGTATATTGGTCACGAATTACTGAAAAAACAAAAGGATTAGACCGCATTAAAGTTTATGAGAAGCCAGTTCTGTTCTCTTTTTCCGTATCATCTACCGCCGGAACGCCAGAAGAAATTGCAGCCGGAATAGTGCCGGATTATGACAGGTACATTACAAGCTTTAATCGAAATTTCCATCCACAGGAAGCAGACATATTTTGGATAGACAGAATCCCACAAATAAGTGAGGATGGAAGCCTTATTTTGAACGAAGATGGAGAACCTACAGTATTGCCAGACTACACACTAAAGAAGATTTTAGACACAAAAAAAGGCAATATTGCCAGATACGGAATTTCCAAGAGAGGAAACGAGGATGGGTAAGACAATAAAATGCGACTTATCAACGAAATCTATTCAAAATGCCATCAAAAAATTAAAAGCTTACCAAAATGAACTACAGAGGAAAAATGAGATTTTTGTAAAACGATTGGCTGAAATCGGGTTGGATGTTATTCAAACGACCATGGAATCAATCCCGGATGAAGAAAAAGGCTCTTACTATACAGAAATCATTAATGATCAAAACGGAAATATCGTCGGGGCTTCTGTTAGACTATCTGGTGAAAAAGTGTTGTTCATTGAATTTTCAGCTGGTATCACATATGGTTCAAACAATTACCCTCTGCCCTCTGGTTCTGAATACGGAGTAGGTACATACCCCGGACAAACCCATGCATTTTCACCTTATGGATGGTGGTATACGGACGAAAGAAGTGGAGAAACACGCCATTCATATGGAAATAGAGCGTACATGCCTATGTATCACGCAGAACAAGCCGTTATTATTGCTGTTCGCAAAATTGCCAAAGAGGTATTCTCTTCTTAAAGAAGATACCATAATATACTGAATGATACCAACTAATTATGTTATGATTACGGTGTTAAATTGTAGCATTACGTGCAATGCGTTCACTTTAAAAGTGGGCGCATTTTTTATTGTGAGGTGACAGATATGCCAGACACAATAGAATCTCCTGTATTGGAAGTTTTTTCAAGGTGGGGAGCGGCTGTTTCTAAGATTACTGGCACAGACAATTATTCCATGGATGGGAGCGAAACAAATGCTTCCGGCAAAAAAGCATATGCACAGCTTTATATGCTCGGAAATCCAATTACGAGAGGTGACCTTGAAGGGGATGAATGCGCAACAATGCCATCATTTCAAGTAAATTGCTTCACATCTGGTAGCAAAGCATTAACCAGAGTGTATGAATTGGACAAGATAAGTCACAAAACTATGGTGAGCATGGGATTTCGTCGCACATACGGACCGGAGCCTATGTTTTTTGGCGACAGTGGAATCAAAAAGCTTGTGAGCCGATACAGCCGGATATATACAGGAACTTTTTAGATTAGGAGCAGAAATGCTTCTATTTTTTTACCCAAAAATATGAAAGGAGAACATCGAAAAATGAAAGCAGACAAACTACTTTGGCTGAAAGCAGCAGGAATTAGAGCTGTAAAAACAGTTGCTCAAACAGCGGTGGCAACCATCGGTACAGCAACTGTGATTGGCAGCGTTGATTGGAAAATGGTTTTATCCGCATCTTTGCTTTCTGGTTTTTTATCACTGCTTACATCTGTAGCAGGATTACCAGAACTGAAAACAGACAAAGAAGAGTAGAAAGGCGGTGATCCGCTATCTCCCGGCACTGGGTTACGTGCATAAAACTTGAATTAAAGAAAGGAGCCTATCAAAATGGCAGATTTAACAACACTTGGCGTAACTTTTCATTACGGTGTTGAAACCGCTAAAGGAACAAAGCCAACTGCATTTACCTGGTTAAAAAGATGTAGTTCCATTGGTGGAATTTCCCTTGACACAGAGCAGATTGACGTATCAGCTCTTGAAGACTTCATTACACAGTATGCGTCCGGTAGACAGGATACTGGTGGTACTTGGGATGTAACCTTCAATCTTAACGCTGATGTTATCACAGCATTAAAGAAGCTTATGACTGATGCGGCAACAGGAAAGCCAAAAGGATTTAGAGTTTGGTTTGAAGTTGTATTTCCAGACCTCGCTGATGCATTTTTTGTTATCGCAGACCCTGGAAAAAATATTCCATTGTCTGATATTGGACAGAATGAAGCAGCAACAATTCCGCTGTCTCTCATTATTCAGGAATATAAAGGTCTTGATACAAAAGTTGTTTCTGACGA